CAACGCTGATCTTTCAGGATTCCCTGCGTACTCACTGTCTTTCTGGTATGCCCGATAAAGTATGTAATCCAGAATCGCGTTGGCGTATAGGTCATCAACCCCTATGGTTGTGGTGTCGCTGGAAAAACCGCCCTCAGTAGATACCGCAGAATCTGCTGGCACCTTGCTAACCACTACCTCTAAAGAATGGACTCCCGCTTCGGCCTGTGGGTAGACATAAAAGTGCTTGGGGTCTGCTGGCTCATAAACGAAGTGTTCGATCTTATTGGCTCCCGCTGTGGATGAGTGCCAATCAGGAAGAGAATCATCAAGAATCTTCCTGCTAATTTGTGTGACCGCTCTTCCGTTTACGTTTCTAATCACTTCGATTAGTCGCAGATCATCAGAGGTCAGTTCTTGCTTGCTGCCATTAGCGCAGCTAAATGTTTCATTGACGGAATTAGCGTCTGGCCTTTGAAGACAGATTTCACGCTGGGCGTCATTAAAGAATTTCTGAAGCTCAAGCAAAGGGAATCGCACGTTAGAAACATCTTGGAGAATAATGCTGACTCTATCTAAAACATCTACAACCTTAACTGTCGGCATCAGCAGTCTCCCATTCGACTATCTCCAGATCGGAGTTTTTCTCTAACAGGGGGTCGTAATCGAATATGTTTCCGGTAACGATGTTGCGAAGCTTTTTAGGTGTTCTTTTTGGTAAGACTTCCTCTGGATTTTTTCCAGCCTTCCTGATCCTGTCCATCTGATCCTTTAAATCACCCAAGGTTTGACGGCGATCCAAGGTCACGCCAAATGATTCTTTGGCCTCAATGTACAAATCATCTTTCTGAGTCTTAGCTTCTTTCACTCTGCTCTCCGTTAAGTGGAAAGGGGGAGGAAGCCCTCCCCCGATCAATGGACTATTAAGTCCACTTACCTACTACAAGAGCATCAGGTACTACGACTTTAGAGCCGTAAACCTTCAGGCCACGAACACCATCTCCAAAGGTGCTTTCGAGTCGTACAGTTTCAGTGTTAGTGAACTGAGAAGCGAAGCACACAGCTTTGGGGTGACCAGCAAGAACGTGGGTATACCCAGTGTCCGCGCCAGAGCTAGGTGTATACAGCATGTTGCTGTTGTATACGGTGAAGCGATCCACAACACCGACCTTGCCGTTACGCAGAGGAGACTCTGCATCGCCGGTCAAGTATGCTTGACGCAGTTCAGACTGCTTCAGCAAAGAGATGAACTCAGGAGACAGAACGATGAAACGCCCTTCTTCTGGAATGTTCAACTCGTCAAGGTTCTGGCCCATCTCCAAGATGTTATCTAGGATATCGTTCTTGGTGATAGTTGCCTGTGAACCGATTGTGGTAGCGCCAGTTACAACACTGGACAAGACCTGTGTCTCTACAGCGATTCGCATCTGCTCAGCAGCATCCTTAGATGCAGCAGCCAGCATGTCGATATCACCTTGAGCGTTCAGGATGTCATCAACCTTGAAAGCGTAGCTTTTAGCCTGATCGATGTTCAGTTCGACTGTGCTGGTAGTGAGGTCAGAATAACTGACAGTACCAGTGTAGTCGGCAACTGCAACGGTGGGGACGGTACGGATGTGTACTTTGTCGCCCTGACCAGATATCTCGCCTTCGTAGTCGGTGTTAGAAATAGCTGGAAGCACTGAAGATTTGTAGAACTTCGCTTGCAGCAGTTTTGAAAAGACTTCAGGAATGAAGCCGCCCTGATTAGCAGCATAAGTAAATGCCGCGCCAGAGCCGTTTGCACCAATAGCCATGATTAATTACCTTCTATCACAAGAGTATTTCATCGCTGAATCTGGCCTGACCTCCACGCATTCATAAGATCGGCTTCGTTAGACTCGAAGTCTTGAAGCGACATATTCTTAATGTCCGTAGTTGACCAAACCTTAGTTCCAGCACCAGTGTCGGGCTTTCGAGACTTAGGGAGCTTCGGCTCTGCCGAGGCTTTCGCCTTCTCTAATACCCGCTCTTGCGGCGTCTGTTGACCGATTCCCATGTCGCTCTTGAACTTATGCAAGGCCGCATTAACGTCATTTGATGAGCCAGATTCAATCCAACTCTGTACGCTTGCGTCTTGTGACTCCAACCAGTCGGCCCAGTCTCCAGATTGGACAACATTGTCCACGTCTGGGTGAGCTTCCTTGATGCGATCTATATGAGCCGCTTGCGCGGCGTTAACAGTTTCCTGTTGTCGCATTTGTCGAAGCTGTTCAAGCTCGGCATTTTGCTCGGCAACCTGTGCTTGCGTCTGTTCCATCACATCCAAAATTGGTGCCGCAAGGTCTGGGTAATCTTCCCGAACCTGCTTCAGCTTCTCCAGATCGACATCTTTTTCTGCAAGCTGACGCTTCAGGTTGTCCAACTCGGCTCTTGTCTGCTCGTTTTCACGCCGCAGTTCTTTGGCCTCAGTTGTTGCCTGAGTCATCTTCCGTTGTGCATTCTTGTAGCGTTGGTCAGCTTTTTTAAGTTCTGACTCCACTTCGGACGCTTCGCCGCGCTCGTCCTCTGTGAGAGCTTGCTGAGAATTTCTAGCCGTTTCCGATTGCTCTTCGGGGGCTTGGGCTTGGGCTTCTGGTTGAGTTTCTTGTGGCGTATCCTCTGTCTGAGGTGCCTGATCCTCTCCCTTCAGCTTAGCCATCATTTCTTCAGCTTCTGCTTCAAGTTTTGCTGGGTCTATTTTCATTCTTACGGTTCCTCGTTGGGGTGTCCGTTAGTCAAATACATCGATGCTGATACTCTTTCGAGGGTTTCTATCAGCTTCGATTACCGCTGTCGCGGTGTCTTCTAAACCAAGCATGTCTCGTAATTCTTTAACGCGACCTTGCTGGTATCTAAAAGTATCTTTATCCGCGCACTCTAATTTTTGTAACGCTTCATCAAGTTTAAAATCCAGTAGCTCCATTAGGATCGGCCATTCCTCCGTTAGGGAAAGAACCTTCACCGCCCTCGCTTGACGCGGCGAGCATTTGCTGTTGCTGTAGCGCCGCTTGATGTTCTGCAAGTAACTGCTCCTGTGACTTGATTACGTCAGATGCATCGATGTCCATACTCTTAGCGATATCTCGCAGGAGTTTGCCTCGATCAATTAACTGTGAGTCCATGGGGGTTGAAACCAGAGAGAGGAATTGAAGGAGTCTCTGGCTCTGCACTTCTTTCTGCACAAGTGCTGTGCTGCCGCGAGCAACGACCTTTAAGTCGCCCTTGGCTCGCTCGTTAGTTCCAAACTCCATATTGAAGTGGAACATTGATTCAATCATAGGGCGTATGAGGAAATCGTCAATGTTTTTAATCGTACTCTTGAGTGCAACATTTGCCGCGCCCATCAGCATCGAAATTCCAGTCGCCGTTTTATTTAAGCTTTTGGTTTGCTCTCCATGTGTATAACTTGGGAGCGATGTCGTTTCGTCTGCGAACCGCCTGAATATTTCTATAATCTGGTTGAGTCCGTTGGCGTTAGCAACCGGCTGGTAATAACGAACCGCTGGCATAGAGCCGTCACCGCCAGAGCGCAGGAACACGCGCCAAGGGTGGAGGTCTGTCGGGTCTTCACCCGCAGCAAGCAAGTCGGTATTCACTTCAACCATTGGCCCTGAAGAAAGCGCCATGTTGTCGAGCCAAATGCGTGTCGCTGCATTCATGGTCTGCTGGGAATCGCGCATCATACGAGGAACACCAACACCCCAGAACTGGTGGGGAGTGCGCTCGTAGGGGAATATGTTGTACGGAATTCGGTATCCCTTGATCGGATTCAGCGAAGCCTTAACAACTTTGCCGCTGCACAGCCAGACATTTGCGTCATAGTCTTCACTTGGGTCTGCGCCTTCAGGCAATTCAACCCCTGCGTCTTGCAGATCATATCCGTCAATAGAACCCCAGAACTCCAGCAACTCGTACCGATTAGAGTCTCCCTGCTCCTGTATGCCAGCAATCTGGCGGCGGGTGCGCTCATGGTCTTCTTCTTGGTGGTTGCCGCCTCGGTTCTCTTTCAACAGAGAAAGAATAATTTCCGAGTCGAAGCTTGGCAGGTTAGTAAGCTCCCTGAATTGACGGCGCGTTAAAACGTGTCGGCGGAACATGCCAGAGCAATCATCAAGGCTAGTGCAATAAGGATCGGGGTAAAGATCAAAAATCGAAACAGACTCAATCTCAGGTCGAGCCTCTTCTTGTGCGGCCATAACGTAGGATGAGCGGCCAAGTTCGTCTTCTTCGCGAGTGTAAGACTGCACCCTGTCTATCTTAACGGTGCCAGACTTAACCGCACCCGAACCAAAGATACAGGCTTCAAGGATCGCCTCCTTCATCTTTTGCTCGCTGTTCTCTTCGATCAACTGGTCTTCGATGTCCTTCTGCATTTCCTCAGAAGCCATCATTGCCAGACGCTGTTCCTGATCCTGCAACCCTGCCCGTATCTTCTCTTCGTTCTCTGCAAGCACCTGTCGGATCACTTCTTCAGGCTGGCCTTGCCCAAGCTGAACGATATTATTGACCAGCAACTGCTGCATCTTGGCGCGTTTAACGGGATTGATTTGGGGGCGCGGGGTGGGCTTAACGCCGAAGTAGGCATCGCCGCTTTGAAACAGTAGGTCAACAAGTCGGCTGTAAGCAGCCATTACCTTGGTGCGGGTCAGGCCAACGAACACTTTGCTGCGGGAGCCAGACGCCTCTGCTAAGCGAGCGAGAGTCTCAGGGTCATACTGACCAGAGAACTGGCGCAAATCCCTTATCCACTCGTCTTCCGTCTCACGGCGAGAATCTTTGTATTCGCTAAAAAGGGAACTGAGCTTAGACCCTAGATTGAGAAGCTCTGTATCTTGAGTGCCGTCAGGGTTTTCAACATCAAACCCAGCGTCCTCTTCGAGGTATTCTTCCATCAATAACCCACCACGGTATCGAAACTTTTAAATCGCCTATCCGCCCGAATAATTTTGGGGCGGGGCATAGAGGCCAGACCGTGGAGGGCAATGGCAAAAGCCATCACTCTGTCATCATAACAGCCGTTTTGAGCATTGGTAGCCCCTTTTTCGTCAATAACATAGGTTCGCAATTCCTTAACAAGATCAATGTCAGCAACCCCAGAGTCCCGCTGGCGCAGCAGCGCGGCGAGGTTATCGATGATTAAGGGCTTTGTTTTGCTTGTAGTAAGGAAACCACCGCGCTTGGTCATGCGATCCCCATACGCACCATCCACTGAGCTTTCAACAAACAGGGACGGGTAGCTTAATTCTTGCAGCCTACGCAAGGTCGTTAGTCCGTGGTTGTTCCTTTCAACAATGACGTAAGCGCCGTTGTACCGCTTGCCTATCATCGCTACGGTGTTGCCCCACTCCCACGGGTCGATGTGTCCGTGATAGCAAGCCACTTGTCTCCCGCGAGAATCCAAAACTTGGGCGGCGGAATAATCTCCGTGGGCCAAGCCTTCAGCAACGTCAACGCCTATAACGTAGGAATCATTGGAGTCTGGCGGATGCCATTCCCTATACGGCCCCTGACTTCGCTCTGACATTCCGCTGGTCAGGAACTCTCCAATAAAGTCTGGCGTGTAGCACTCCCGCTCCGCATCAGTCAGGACATCATCTTCCACAAAGCAGCGGCCAGATGTTAGGAACGCCTCAATGACCGTAGATGGATACTCCTGCTTGAACAGGTCGTGACCGCCCAGCTCGTCCATTTTATTTCGGCGGAACTGCAACTGCTCGTCATCCAGCCCGTACTTGGCGGCCATCTTTTCCTCTTCCTTGGTTCGCTCAAAGTAAGGCCGAACCTTGGCGCGGTACTCGGTCATGGCAAACCACGGCACGAAGCAGGTAATCCAGTCGCTCTCGCCACGGACAGACTTCATCACTTGATCATAGAACCAGCCACCAGCACCATTGGCCGTAGATTCAAGGATCACCTCACTACCCTTTCCGCCAACAGTCTGTAACAAACCGGCAACAATATCGGCACCCTGCGGGTAAAACGCGACCTCGGAGCCGTGAACCAGCCGGTTCGTTTGTCCCCGACCTGTCTGATTTGACCGCGCCGTACCCACACGATAACGACTATTGATGTCATCAAAGACAAGGGTCGAGGCGGACGCGCTGCTCAATTCTGGCTTAAACGCCTTGTGCGGCACATTGTCGTAGAAGTTCCGCACCATGTTGAAGATGGAGTTGGTGGACTCGGTGAGGTGGGATAATACAAATGCGTTAGCATTTCGCGTTTGGGTGATCTTCCAAAAGAACCGACCCTCGACATACGTTGAGATGCCTACCTGCCGTGCCTTCAGGATCAATGCCCTGATCTTGCCTGTCTCTGCGAGTTGCTTCTCAAGCTGCTGGTGTACCATCTTCTGGCCGTCATTCAGCTTGAAGGGAATCACTGATCCCTCCTTGTCTACCACTTGCAGGATATTCTTGGCGTAGATAGGAAAGTCATTCTTAAATACCTGCGCCGCCTTTTTTAGCTCCTGATCATCCACCCTCAATCCCCTCCACTATCATCTTGCACCACCACAGCAGATCGCTGTCATCCCCCGAATTCCGCATCACGTTCACCATGTGGCACACGATCCGCACGTTGCCTTTGCAATAACCCTTGCTGGGATCAATCCTGTCTATGGATGCATTCAGTCCTGTGGTTCTCTTTAAGTCCCTTGGCTGGTAGGTCATGTGTACCCCTGTAACGTCACACTTCCCACCCTGCTCTTCCCACATCTTTTCGATGTACTTCTTGTCTATGGAAACCTCTGGCTTATTCTTCGAGCGGTTCTGGCGTCCCAAGCGAGAATACAAATAAGTGGCAGGGTTGGATGCGATCCGCCTGTTTCGCTGATCGTTACGACAGGCGCGGCAGGTTCCCCTGCTGTAATCCGTTCCTTTTTTAAATTCCGCTAAAGGCTTCTTAACGCCGCATACGGAGCATTCACGATGCTCAGTCGCCATGGTTTGCCCTCCGTTAAATCGTGGAAGAAGCCCATTGCATCGCGGGATTTCGACACAGCGATCCGGTCTCCCAGCAAACCCATGCCCAAACCTATGCACCCGCTTACATTTTTCGGGTAGTTGGCAGCATGGATAAGAATGTTCGTGCGATTGATAACGTCTAGCACCTCGTAGCACCAGCCAAACTTGGGCGACTTCCGCCACTCAAGGTCGTATTCACCCTCCGGTATGCAGGACTTCCAAGGCTCGTTGTCTAGCCATGGCCTTTCAACGCTATACAGAGGCTGATCGCAGTCAGGCAAGTGCATAACCCCCAAAGTCCCCTCTGGGTGATAGCTGAAACGGTTGAGCGTTATCATCAATTTGACCGTATCCTCGTAGAAAGCCCTCAGAAGGCCCAGATCGAACGATCTAGTGGGAAGGGGAGTGCCAAAGGGATTGGCTTTATCGTCTCCTCTGGAGCCTCTGAGGGGCTAATATGAATCCAATCTAACCTCAGATAGGAATCTTGCAAGCGTTTTTATTATTAATACAACGGATATGGCCTACCACTTCACCTTATGCGACCAGTAGCGAGCCGATAATATGTCCGGTTTGCTGTCCTGCGCGTTGTGCCTAGCGTAGTAACTCTTCTTGCGAGCCTTATCCTTGTCTGACGTAGGGTTCTTGCCAGCCCCCTTCACGCCCTGCTGCCCAAAACGGATGGTCTTTGTCTCACCTTTCGCGTTCCTAGCAACCACAACGTGGGACTTAGTCGGGTGAGATGGCGTCCTCTTCGGTTTGTTGTACCCAGAGACCCCCGCGCTTTTAAGTTTTGTGTCTTTCATTTTTCGTATCGCCCCCATTTTTTTTAAAGGTACTCTCAGGAACACCCGCCCCCCTCTGAGGAATGCTCCCCCCCCTCTTGGT